TGTTGGAAGTCACTCTTCAAACCCATTTAGAAGTACTAACTATGAAGGTAAATCATCAGTGAGAGTTGAAGAATTTATTGAACATATAAAATTTCTTGTCCATTTAGAGGATACAAAAAGCGAATTAGGTTTGGGGAATTTGGAGAATTGATATTCCCTTCGTATATTCAGGTATATTAAAAAATAAAAAAAACCAACATGGGATACGAAAGAGAATTAGAAAAAGAAAAGTATATCTGTAAACTAAATAAATTAAATGCATTTGATTTGATTATTGAAGAGGCTTATTTGGAAGATAGAGAAGAAGAATTTACATATACTGGAGAATATAACAAACTAGAAAAACAAAAAGAGTTTTTACATTTAGTTAGAGTTTGTATGAAAAGTAGAATGTTTAAAAATTAAATAATGCTAAGTAAACAATCAATTAGAAAAGAAGTTACAATTTATCTTGAAGGAGAAATAATTTCCAAAGAAGAAATGATAGAAATATCTAAAGATTTTTCAGAAAATGAAGAAAAACGTTTTAGAAAAATGCTTCAACAAGGAGGTAAAATTATGATTCAAGGGGATTCATTTGAAATTAAAAGAACAGAACATAAAATCAGAAATAGTAGAGGTGTTTACGAGCCACCTACTATTCTTAAAAAACCAGAAGATTGGGAAGAGTAGAATTAGAAAAACGATTTAAAGAAGCTGAGTTAGCATTCGATGCTAACCCAGGTTTAACTACAGCCAAAGCACTATCAGATGCTAGGGCTGCTTTTGAGGCTTTAGACAACAAGGTAGAAGAATACGTTGTTGATGCTAGAACTACTGAAGAAGATAAAGAAATAATAGAAAAAGCAAAACAAAATATTAAAAACATAAAAAACCAATTAAAATGAGAAGTTATATAGACCCATTATCTAGAAGTACACAAAATTCAGTAGAAAGCATGATAGATGCTTTAAGAAGCAAACCATTTTTATCAGAAAATGAGCTTACAACAGCAGCATTTGGATATGATAGAAATCGTAGTGGACATTCAAATAAGAAATATGCTGATATGTTAAGGAGAGGCTTAACCAAAGGTATTATTAAAAGAGTAGAAGCAAATGTAAAAGGAAAACGAGCAAAGTTTTTTTATTATATTCCAGATCAGGAAGATATGGTTCTTGGAAATTTTCACCCTGATTCTTTAGTAAAAGAAGATAAATTTGAAGAACTAGAAAGCCAAAAACACGAAATTAAAGAACTTATAAACTGTATTGTTAAGACTCACAATAACTATACTATGTGGGAAAATAGTGAAATATCAGATGTTGATTTCGTTTTAAACTTAATAGGAATAGCTTCAGATTATTCAGTTAGTAAAGTAATTCCATTCTATGGAAATGGGTGGGTAAGTTATTTAAGAGATGGCTTAGATAATCAATTACCTAAAAACAGTAGTGGAAGCTTTTATACAAGCTTAATTGACTTTGATAACTTTTTTCTAGAAGGTGTATTTGAAATGATATTAGAGCGAGGTATGTTAGAACCTACTGAGGAAAGAGTAGATTACTTAAGTGAATTTGCTTGGAGGGAATATAATAAAATAAGACCTTTTCTTTATACAAGTGAGCCAATTATAGATTATGAAGTAACACCTTCAACGTACATTGGAGCCCCCGGTAATGAGCTTGTATAAAAGAGCTAGCTAAATTGGTTTGGAATTTGGAGATTATAGAATTCTTTCGTATATTCAGGTATATTAAAAAATTAAAAAAAACAACCAAATTATGTTAGACCAAAAAGTATTTAAAAGTGGATATGAAGTAAGTAAAGGAAGTGAAATAGCAAAAGCAGAAAAGAATGACTGTGTAGTAAGAGCAGTATCGAATGCCTTTGAAGTAACTTATAATACAGCTCACGCTTTTGTAAAAGCCACATTCAATAGAAAAGATAAAAAGGGTACTAAAGGTACCAAAGGAACACTTAAATCATTAAAAGAAGTTACTTTAGAAGATGAAAATAAAGTGGGTCAATTAAGTTTATTTCCAAAATCAACTACTAGAACAATTAAGTATGTAGGAAGTAGTCCAAAAAGTGGAGGTAAATTATATAACACTAAATATACTCATAAGAAAGTAGCATTTACTGTTAAAACATTCTTAAATAAATTTAGTAAAGGAACATATTTAATACTTGTTCATAAGCATGCTTTAGTAATTAAGGATGGAATATTAATAGATAATAATGATATGAGATTTACAGGATATAGAAGACCAGTTGAATCTGCATTTAAAATAGTATAAAGATATGGAAATAGAAAGAAGAAGAAAATTTAGAGCAGGTTTTTCAAAAAATCAACGAAGTATATCTGGAATTTGGAGAACTGGAGAATTATTCATACATTCACGTATAAGAAAATTAATAATAATTAAAAAAGTAAAAAACCAATGAGTGAAGCAAGCGAAATAATACAAGTTAGAGTAAATACAGAATTTAAAAGACAAGTTGATAATTTATCACAGGAAATAACTGACAAAATAGTGGATAAAAAAAACCACTTTAGAGGTTATACTGTTAATGATATTAAATTTTTTAAATGTGATTTAGAAGAAATATTTGAAGAAAATGCTAGTAGTAATCAATATGGTAGCCCTTGTACTTTAAAGTTAAAGAATTTAATAACAATTTTAATTACTAGAGGTGTTGAAAAGTCTGGTAAAGAGAAAATAGCAAGAAATTTAGTAGGAAAAATCGAACAATTTTTCAAGGAAGAAGATAGTAAATAAATCAACTACCAAACGTAGATTTTGGAGAACACAAAATTCATTCGTATATTATATCATAATAAAAATTAATAAAAAAACCAACCAAAATGACAAAAATTACAAGTAAATCATTATTAGTTAATGTAGAAAACACAATTAAAGTAGGAAACAACGATGCTATTGAAGCAACAGTTACACATTTATTAATAGCTTATGAAAGTAAAGATCTAGGAGTAGGAGTAGACATTGATTTTACAGATATAGTAGATGTAAAGTTTTTAGGAATGCTTGTTGAAGGAGGATATAGTGGATATAATAAGTTTAAAGAGCAAATGCTAGAACTAGGAATCGATGTTGATAAATTGATAGATGAAAAGATTGAAGGTATTATAGAGACTGAAACTGTCAATGAAGTAAAACGAATGTTTTCAAAAGTAGATAGAAAAGATTATTAAAATGAGAGAACTTGACAAAATAGAAGATTGTGAAGGTAATATCATTCAAAGCGGAGATACAGTCTACTACAAATGTAAAATTACTAACAATGTAACTGAAGGAATCATTCATCATATGATAGGAGGAAGCTTTGGGTTAGAAGGACCAAGATACAGAGCTATCTACAAGTATCATGAAGTTAATATGTACCAAATTAAAAAAAAGACCATAGGAATGGGGCTTAAAAAACAACTTGAAACGGAAAAGTTGATAGATGAAGGTAAATATGATGAAGCATCCGACAATATATTTGATAGTTGGAGTTAGTTTTAAAACGTAGATTTTGGAAAACAGTTTTCTAGTTCGTATATTATATCATAATAAAAAATTAATCAGATGACTGTAGAAGAAACAAATTGGTTGCTAAGCTTACCAAAAGAAAATAAGCTTATGTTTATAGAATCAGCCCTTAAAGAGGGAGATTTTGGAATAGCTATGGGGATAGCAAAGATCTTATTAGATGCTCCCATAACTAAAGGTGGAGTTTCAACAGAAGAAATTTCAGAAGTAATGGATAAAGGAATAGCAGAAATGCCAAATAAAAATAAAAAAAATGTATAGTTTAAATTGTAGTTATTTTAAAAAAGAATTTGAATCAATTGATGATTTAGTAGAACACTGTATGGGGTCAGGAATGGATCCAAACTATGAAATTACTAAAAATGGAAATGGTATAGGAGAGGAGTTAATAGATTTTATGGTATTTTAGGAATTTGGAAAACACAATTCTAGTTCGTATATTATATCATAATAAAAAGTTAACAGAAATCCATTAAAAAAACCAACTATGAAGAAAGCTAAAAACACCAAAGCATATATTAATAGTCACTTCGATTATGAAACACTTTATTTAACAAATGAAGAAAAATTAAGCCAAATATTATCTGACTATGAAGAGGATGATGATACTTGGGAACCTGAATACATTGTTGACATTGATGAAGGAAATTTTCAAATGATATATTGGAATGATGAAGGAGTTAACAGTATGTCTTTTGATAGTAAAGGAGAATATGTGAAGGAAGCTATTGAAGGTTTTTGGGGTGAAGATTGTTTTATAGAAAAATTTGGTATTGAAGATTTAGTTGACAGTGATTGGAAAAACTTTGACAAACATAGGAATGATAATTTAGATATGTACTTTAAAGAATTAAACATACTTAACAACAACTCATATCCAGATAAGGATTCAGCTAATGGTGTAGTATTGTTAGTAGAGGGAGAATTAATATCAGGTGCTTGGAATAAAAAATTAGTTAGTGGAGTATAAAAAAATAATATTATGGAGGGAATAAGAAAAAGAGTCAACATAGTAGAAACTGACAATAGAGATGTTTACACAACAGACTTAGTATTAGATAATGGTACTGTTGTTGAAGTTGATGTTCAAGATTTATTTGAGAATATGATAGAAAATGTTTCTGAGGATACAGTGGAAAACTATTCAGTTGATGAATTATTAGAAATGTTTAAAAGTTTAAAAGATTTAATAAATTATTAGGAATTTGGTAAACTGGAAAATCATTCGTATATTCAAGTATATTAAAAATTAAAAGTTATGATTGGGAAGAGTAAAATACATTTCTTAGACACCAATGAAGGTGGTTATATAAGAGAGTACATTGATGATGTTGCTAGTAAACAAGGATTAGATTTAAAACGTAAAAATGAGTTTGATTTTGCCTTTAATGTAGCATTTAAACTATTAAAAATAGATTGTCCTGATTTGAATTTACCCGAGAACATTGATAGTGAAGAAATCAAGGTAATGAGAAAATTATTATTCTAAAATAAAAAAAGCCAACACAACGACTACGGTGGGAACGACGTTACCACTAACATACAGACTACTACTAACACTATTACTGACATTACTGTTAACGGTGTGGACGGTAGTATTAATAACAGAAAAACGTTGTTAAGTGTTGTTGTTGATGGTGTAGCGAATTAAGCGATAGCTTAAGCAATGAATTAAGCAGCGTATGTGGAAAACTAAAAATATTAGGTATCTAATGTATAATACATTGGTACTATTGAGCGAAGAATTACGTAGAGTATGTGGGTTACTTGGTTGGTAGTGGGGGTTGGGGTGTGTTGGACAACGAATAAATACACACACCCCCAACTTCCTTACGACGAGCCTAACTTTTCCACCAACATCCTCGTTTTTCGTTGACAATAATGTTACTAACGTCCTCGTTTGGTCGTTGTTTTTAACGTTACCCGTGACGGGCTATCGGTAAAATCAACGATTGGGCGAGGACTTTGTTGACGGCTGTATGGTGAGGACTTTGGTGAATTGGTCTTTTGTTTGTATATTCATGTCAGATAATTAAAAAAGACCAAAAGTTAACATTATGAAGAAGGAAGTAAAGAAATACAAAGTTACATATAGGAATGGAATGGAGCAATTCGGAACTATGAATACAGATTTAGGTGATGGTAGATTTATGTTAAACCTATTTAACCTTGATAAGGGTGAGTGGAAGTGGAATCACAAATTAGGTGGTCCAGCTTGTTTCAATATTAATACAAATGATGATCATGTTGTTAGTATGGAAGTAATTAAAGATTTTCCTCCATTTATCACAATTAAGTAACTCAAGTGTTGGGAATTTGGAGAAGCAAAGACCCGTTCGTATATTCATGTCATAATAAAAATTAATAATTAATAACTAAAAACCAAGTAAAATGATTAAAGAAGTAAAAGAAGTAAAAGCAGTTAAAGTAGAAGTTAAAGAAAACCAAATTGATAGAAGGATGTTTAATCCAGGGAGACCAAAGAGTCAGGAAGCAATTGATCAAGAGAATTTTGTAAATGATTTATTAACAGGAACTACCTTTACAGTGAATGGATTGGAAGGAGAATTTGAATTAATTTCAAGTGTTTTATATAAAGATACTAAGGAGGTAGGAAGTTTAACAAATACTTACCCTTCTAAATTGAAGTTTCAAACAACTACCTTAATAGGGAATGTAGTTGATTATGTAATTAAGTTTAAAGATGTAGATTTGAAATAATATAAAATAACATATTGTAATAGTAAGGGGCTTCAGAAACGGAGCCCCTAACCCGAGCGAAAGCCCTGTATCACTTGAGTAGTTTACCTAAAACTACAACAACGGGAGACAGTGAATAACCAACTGTAGGAGGTTGGTGAGTATGGTTTGACTCCATTACAGTGGCAACTAAATAAATTCACCCCACCATTGGTGGGGTGGAATATATGGAATTTGGAGAACCAAAATACATTTCGTATATTCATGTCAGATAATTAAGTAAAACATTTAAAAAAACCAACAATGAGGAAAGAAAGCCAATTAAAAACAAAGTTCAAAGCAGTAATTAACGTGGGTGGTAGAGTAATGAATTTCAGAAAATCATATAGTTCACCCCAACGTTTATTAAGAGCAGTTAAAGAAGATGGAGTAAATATGGGTAATATTATACGTGTAGAGACGTTTAAAGTTTGGGAGTAAAATAGAAAAGTAGGATGTTAGGACGCTAGCGCACCGGTAGTGGTGTGCTAGTGGGACGCTAATGTTAGGCCCGCGCCATAGCCGCGGGATGTCGATGTGGCGGGGCCGTATGTAAAAATTTGTGGTAACTCGAACAACGACCGTACCTTTCCACCATCGATGTATATACAAATATAATGCGAATTCCATATAGGGGTTTTGCACATAAAACATTAGGATATCGAAAAGAAGAGTCGTACGATTTTTCGCATCGAGCCTATTAAAGAAAAAAAAGCACAATGAAAATATTAAGCGCACACAATTGGAATGTAAAAAACCGAAAAAAATACCCAAATGGGTCGTCCGTAAACGTAGTAATGACAGCATACGCTGAATACTACCACAATGCTATGATGGAAGTAAAAACAGAAAAAAAGCCCAACACCCAATGAACATTAAACCACTAATTACAGGAATCATATTTTTCCTACTAGCACACGTAATAACGTTTTTTCAACTAAATGGCCAATTCATGTGGAAGTGGTTTCGCGAACACGAATGGGCGTTAGCCATAGCAGGAATTCCTATTTCATTTCTATATATTTGGGGTACTAAATACACCGTACAGGGATTTGATGGAATGATGTGGCCGACAAGATTCGTTGGATTTGGAGTTGGGATGATTATATATGCGTTGTTTATAAGTTACTTTTTTAACGAAGGCATAAGCCTAAAAACGTTTGTGTCTCTAACCCTAGCGATAACATTAGTATCTATACAGGTTTTATGGAAATAGCGTATATACGGATGGGAGAGGGTTGAGGGGTAGTGAGGTGAACAAGCATTAACTAATATTTATATTAAAACAAACATTATGATAGATTATTTAAAATGGTTATTTGAAGAACACAAATATGGTAAGATTAAATTCTTTTTATTTTTACTTGGAGTAACTCAATGCGTTTTACTAACAGATAATCTCTATTATGAGTATTATTATTACGATATGCCTTTATATCCACTTATAATGGGTTATATTGCATTATATGGGTTTACTATTGGCATTGCACTTCAGCCTTATTTCATTTATAAAGATTTGAAAAAATGAAGAAGTGGATGTTTTGCTTTTTGGCACTTGTAGGGTGTAAGAAAATTGATAATGATGGATATCGAACATTTACTATTAAGGAGGGTAATCATAGGTCTGGCTATCGATATAAAGCAAATTATGATAATTATATAGAATTTAAAGTTATATTTGATGAAAGTGCAATTTATAGGACTAAAAACCCATCAAATCAAGCTGATGTAAATAAGTTATATGGTGTAAGTGATTGTGGAAAAAGTCACATGAAGTACTCAATGAGGTTTGGGTGGAGATATTATAATGATAGTTTACAAATATTATGGTTTAAGCATGAAGCAGGAGAATTTACATTTGGTGTTATTGCTAATATCGAAATAAATAAATCCTATACCTGTACTTTAGATATTTTTGAAGATGAATATATTATGAGTGTAGATAATATAAGCACAGTAATTCCTAGGGCTTGTCCTAACGATTATAAAAGATATTATCTATATCCTTATTTTGGTGGAGATGAAACAGCACCTCACACAATTAAAATTAAGATTAAATGAGAATAACAGAAGAAGAAGCATCGTATTTTTTACCTTACGATGAATTTAAGAAAAGAGCAGGTTATGATTTAAGAGATTGTAATTACACTGTAAATGCAACCGAAGATGGTTGGGAAAACATTACCTACTATACTAGCATTAAGAGAAGAACAGATCGTTATGAAGGAGATGGTCCTTATTATGTGTATGTTTTGGAAAATGACGGGTATGGAAAAGGCGTTTATAAAATAGGTTATACTAAAAACCACCCAGAACATAGAGCTAAGCAGCTATCGCGGGGTACTGGTGTTATATATCCGTTTAAGGTGAAATACGTATTCAGATGCCACGATGGTGAGTTTCTAGAGAGGGAAGTTCATAAAGCGTTGGGAGAATATAGGTTATCTAATGGTAGAGAATTTTTTAACGTGGATTTTGAATTAGTAAAAGAAACCATTGAGGAATTAGGATCTAAATATAAAGGAAATTAAGATGTCTAGATTTAAGATATTAGAATATAATGATGAAAGATATGTTTTAAATAGAACAATTAAGGAATCTTCACTTATAGAGGACTATAATGCGGGGGATTTGAAAGCATATTATTTTGTCGATACTGTTTTAAAGAAAAATGGAATAGTCTATTTATGTAATAAAATAGAAGAAGCTCAATTATGCGATTAATTAAAAAATTAAAATACGAGTCGAAGTGACTACGACTAGTGTGCCACACATGATGAGAAATAATGTAGTTAATTATAGTGGATAGAAGGGTGATGGACATATGAGCCACTTAGCGTGATGACGCCCAGGTTTAGATTAGCCTGCCGAACATAAAATAAGGTATAAACTAAAGTAGATGTTCCTACTTTTGAAAATGGTTCCTTAACTTAATCTACTTTAAAGACTTCCGTGAAAATATTTGGAGAAGCAAAAAACGGTTCGTATATTAGTGTATATTAAAAAATTATAAAAAACAGAAATTATGGATTATTTATTGTCGTATGTGTTAATTGGAATGTCGTTAAGTTTTATCTTTGATATGTTAAATGAATTTGTTTTACATTCAGAAGATAAAATAAAATTTGATTGGGGAATGAGAATTATTAATGCTATTTTATGGCCTTATGTTTTAGGAGCATTTATTAATAGTTTCGTTAATCACAATAGATAAAATTAAAAAAGATCATTATGGAATTAGGTTATGCGTGTATAAACACAGCACTCAGTGCAAATAAAATTATGACTAATCGTACAATGCGGTTAAAGACATTTAATGACAAAGGGATTAGTTATGTTTCAGAGTTGGCTTTGGCTAACGTAAAGGATTTAAAAACTATTGTTAAGTGGAATAATGAGATGGGTATTAAGTTATTTAGGTTATCATCTCAAATATTTCCATGGTCAGATGAATATATAGTAGAAGAATTAGAGGATGGGATAGAAATTTGTGAAATAATGTTTGAGGTAGGGCAAATTGCTAAAGAAGGCGGTCAACGTCTTACAATGCATCCTGGCCCTTATAATTGTCTAGCTTCACCTACTCAAAAGGTAGTTGAAAAGACAATTCGAGAATTAAATTTCCACAGTCAGCAATTTAATATGATGGGTTATGAGCCTTCAACTTACAATAAAATTAATATTCATGTAGGTGGTGCTTATGGTGATAAAGAGGAGACATTAAAACGTTTTTGTGAAAACTTTCACTTATTAAATGAAGATACTAAAAAACGTTTAGTGATTGAAAACGATGATAGTCCAAACGAATACTCAGTTAAGGATTTATATGAAGGAATCCACAAACGAATTGGAATTCCTATTACATTCGATTATTTTCACCACAAATTTAATACAGGCGGCCTCACAGAGGAAGAAGCATTAAAATTAGCCTTTACTACATGGCCTTCAGATGTTACTCAATGTTGTCATTACTCAGAAAGTAGACAAAAAGAGAAACTTGATGAATCAATACGACCACAAGCACACTCCGATTTGATTTATGAAAGGATTAATACTTATGGACTTAATCCCGATATTGTTATTGAAGCTAAATTAAAGGAACAAGCCATATTTAAAAGAGTAATTTAAAATAAATTTGGAGAGTATAAATATCGTTCGTATATTATACTAAATAAAAAGTTATGTCAAAAGAACGTAGAGGTAGACCTTCAGAAAAACCCACACTAATTAAAGAAAAGTGGGAAATGGTTATTAGTGAATATCCAACCAAACCAGAGTTAGGATATATAACCACATACTATTATGATATTAAAAAGTCAAAAACATATCCTTATGCCACTAAAACCACATATCCTAGAGGACATAAACCCCCTAAATTTAAACCTGAAAAGGGTAAGTCATATGGTAAATTACCTGTAGTTCTAGTATTTAAAACATCAAATCGTTCAAATGCTAAAACTAAAATGAAAGTATTTAATAATGAAAATATTGATTACATATTATCTGCTCCTAAGTTAGTAGGAGTACCACTAAATGCTATTATATTAGAATGTGGTGTAGGTAGAAGTTTCGTTGAAAAATGGAAAGTTAAATATAAATTATAAAAACAAATGTTATGAGTAGACACGTAAAAGAATTAAAAGAACAAAAGGAAGCCGTATATGGTTGCGATGATTATGGATATTTTTATTTAGTATTTGATGATAAAAACGGAATACCCGAAGAGGATTTCTTAATAGAGAAACAAGATAATGTTTCTAAAGATGACTTTGTAAAATTCCTAAAAGAAATAAAAGCAGACCCTAAACACATTTCACTAGCAAAAAAAGAAAAACACTTTTAACATGAATAAAATACATTCAGCTTATTGGTTCAGAGATATTGGGCAGGTCGAAGACCTGTCCCTTTTTGACTACGCTTCTATTCAAAATAGCATCTCCAATTTTGTTAAAATAATAACAGAGAGGGATGATATTAAAGTAGGATTTTCTACCTCAAGGGAAGAAGGAGGCAAATCAACAAAAGATACAATTATAATTTCTTCCCAAATAAATAAGGAAAATATTGATAGTATTGTAGGTTTAACACTACATGAGGCATCTCACATCCTACTTACTGACTTTAACTTTAAAACTGAAAATAATAATAATAATTTCCATTCGATATTTAATTGGATAGAGGATAGACGTATAGATCATTATATATTAAGTAATATCGCAGGTTATCGCGGTTATTACGCTAAATTATACGATAAATATTTTAATAATCTGAAGGTAAAAACACAGATTGAACATTCTAAAAATAGAGATTCTAAGAGTATTCATTGTTGGATTTTTCATTTAATTAATATGATTTCTAAACATAGAGATGTAAATGCATTGAAGGAGTTAGATAAGTTGTACGAATTAATTGATTTAAAGAATATAAATAGACTTAAGTCAACTCAAGATGCTTATGAATTGGCTTTAGAAGTTTGGGATTTTATAAATGAGAGAGTTGAGGGAGATATTTACGAGCATATTCCTGTTTTAAAAGACCAAGACGATTTTGTAAATGGAGATGTTAAGAAAAAACCAATATCTCCTAAGGAAAAATCAATGATTGAACAAATAAGTAAATTAAATATTAAAGATTTAGAAAGATCTAACTTAATAGACAATGTTAAGCCTAAAGACCAAAAAATAAAAGATAGTTTTCTCCACAATTTTTTACACTCAACTCAACTTTCCACAAACAAAGTACCAGTAAAAGAAGGAATTAACATGGGAAAAAAGTTAGCATCTAAATTACAGTTTAGAAATTTAGATCAAAAAATAACTTACCATAATCAAAATAAGGGTAGAGTAGATGCTCGAAATCTTTATAAAGCTACATTCGACGATTTAATTTTTAAACAAGACTTTATTAAAGAGCATAAAAAAACACATATACATTTATCTATTGACGGAAGTGGAAGTATGTGTATGTACGATAAGGATTTCAAAACACTAAAGTTAAGTGCTTGTATGGCTACTATAGCATGTTTAATACCTAATATTAGGGTTTCTATAAGTGTTAGAAAAGTAAAAACTGACACTAAAAAAAAGGATATAAATATTACTAGAAAACCAGTAACAATAATCATATTTGACTCCTTAACAGATAGTATTAAAGATATTTCTAAATTAAGCCATATTGACTTTAAAGACCTAACTCCAGAAGGATTATGTTTTGGTAGTATTAAGAAATATATAGAAATGAATCCAATAAGTCAAGAAAAAATAGTATTTGTAAATATATCAGATGGTTTCCCTTCAGCTATGTTAGATACTATTAAAGAAAAAGTTGAAGAAGTTACAAGGAAAAAAATAAATGAATTTAAGAGAGAGGGAATTGATGTACTAAGTTATTTTGTAGAAAGTGGTTCTACCATAAAAGCAACTAAGGGCCTTAAAACATTTAAAAGAATGTATGGGAATACAAGTGAAATTTTAAACGTAAATAATTTTTCTAAAATACTAAAAGATATAAACAAACAACTGAAATAGTGTATTCTTTTGTCATTTGGCTATATTTAATACTAAATTATATATTTATGGAAGAACAAGAACTATACGATGAGTTAGAATTCATTAAGGATGAAATGAAAAACGGTGAATTAGATGTAGAATCAGCTACTAAAAAACTTGAAGAAGTTCTAATTCAAATTGAAGAATTAATAGAAAGTAAATTAGATACTCTTAACGGAGATTACGACCAAATGAATTTATATGAAGACGATTAAAAAAGGAGATACTGGAGAAGAAGTAAGAAAAATTCAAAAAGCCCTACAGATAGGGGTTGATGGTAAATTTGGAAATTTAACTGAATTATCCGTTAGGAAATTCCAAGACCAAAACGACTTAGAAATCGATGGTGTAGTAGGTCCTTTAACTTGGAAAGCCTTAAAAATAGATGAAGTAAAGGAAAAAGAACCAACTCCATCAAATACTACAAACGATTCAAATTACTTATGGATTTTTGACAATGGTCACGGAGGCATTATAGATGGTGTATATCAAACATCAGGTAAGAGATCACCCAAATGGGATGATGGTTCCATTTTATATGAAGGAGAATTCAACAGAGCTATTGTTAATAGATTAATGAAATTGTGCACTGATGCAGGAATTGAGTGTGTTAATTTAGTTGATACACAAGAAGATATTCCATTATCTAGAAGAACAGACAAAGCAAATGACATCTATCGTGAACAAAAAGATAAAGATGGCAAACAATGCATTTATATTTCTGTACATGCAAATGGATTTTCTAAAGAATCAGCAAATGGTTGGTCAGTTTACACTTCTGAAGGTGAAACAAAGTCGGACATAGTGGCTTCAGTTTTAGCAAAGAATGCAGCAGCTGAATTTCCAGATGAAAAGATGAGAAAAGATACTCGTGATGGTGATGCAGATAAAGAATCTAATTTTTGGGTATTGAGAAAAACAGTAATGCCATCAATTCTTAGTGAGAATTTCTTTATGACTAACTATGATAATTGTCATAAGTATTTACTTTCGGAAGAGGGTAGAGATAGAATAGCAAAAATTCACTTTCAAATGGTACAGGAAATAGAAGAGAAAAAATTAGTGTGAAAATTAAATTAAGTTTGTCTTTTTTTTCCATATTTATCGATATATAATAACTTACAAACAATAAAAAATGGCTAGATTATCAAACCTCGTCCCAGACAAAGCAAGAGAATTAGTAATGGCAACTGACAGAGTTAACCCTTACGAACTTAAAAATGGCTTAGAATATGAAGCAATTAAAAAAGGATATGATTGCTTTAGTACGTTAGAGGAAGAAGACAAAAAAGCATCTATAAAAATAGTAGAGGCAGTATTAAAAAACCTCGGAACTTATCAAGCATACTACTCTGTTCTATCAGAATATGAAGGTATGAAAACAGGAGGACAATTTAACGATAAAAAACCTCCTACATTCAAAAAATATTTAAAAACAGTAACTGAAGCCCCAAAAGATAAAATGGAAAAATCTAAATTAAAAGAAAGTTTCTATAGCTTAATTAAAGAAGTAATAACTGAAGCTAAAGAGGAGAAGAAAGAAAAGAAAGAACCTAAGAAGAAAGAACCTAAAACCGGATTAGAAGGGGTAATGGAAAAAACTGAAGGGTATGTTAACGAAATTAAAAGTATTGTTAGTGAAAAATTAAAAGAAACTAAACAAAAACTTAAAGAACTTAAACCAATTCTTAAAGAACTTTACACAGAAACTGAGAAAAAGGCAAGTCGTAATCCTGGACTTAAAATGGAATATATGAGAGTATATGAATCTAATCCAGATGTTAAAGAGTTTTTAGATACAAAAAAGAAACTCGAAGAAATGATTGAAATAGCAAACTCTCTATAATATGGCGTTTGACATTCATAATTGGCAAATAAAAAGAGCCAACGCTCAATACCAACTTTTACAAGAAGAAAAACAACCAATTCAGTTTCCTATAGAGGGACAGAATTTAAGTTTTGATGTTTTCTTTTATGAAGGAGAAGGTAATTTCTACTACCAGTTTCTCCCTAAAAGTAACGAAGTATTAGATTTAATTGATCAAATAGGTAAGCAAAGAGTCTCAGAAGAAATAGCCAAATATATAGAAATTAAAACAACTTTTATTGCTCCTTTCGACGAAGACGCTTCAGGAGCAGGAATGAATTTTAAAATATTACCAAGCGAACTTAAGGGTTATATGTTAAGCCCCTTTAAATAAAAAATAATGGCACAAATAGGATGGATACAATTTTCAACAAGAGCAGATATTAAAGATTTGCCCTTACATGAACAAAAGAAAAAATTTTTATTAGAAAATAACTCAAGACTCCAAGAGGATTTACACATACTAAACCGAATGCAGGGTACTTCAGCTACTTCAGGTGGTGGTTCTAGTGGAGTAGCTATAGATGGACCTATTGCGGGTGCAATAGTAAGTTCAAATGCAGGTATAACATCAACAGATGCAGGCGGTAATTTCGTGTTACCTGGTAAGGCTTCAGGAACAATTACAGTAACCGGTGGAACAGATGCAATTACAGGACTACCTTACGAAGGGGAACTTATTGGGAATGCTAATTACTCAACTATATCACCAATTACTACGTTTGCTCATTATTTAAGAGAAGCATCTATTGAAAATGAAAAAACACCAACTTTAACAATTGATGAAGCAATAACAAAAACATTTACTGACTCGTTTGATTATTTTGGTATTAGTTTACCAATTGAAGATAAAGACATAATATTACAAAAAGATTACATTGGGGATTCAATTCTAAATAACAATAAGATAGGAATATCGGCACAGGCGGTGGCGACTCAAATAGAAGCTATCGCAGAAACAGTAGGTGTTGCCTTAGAAGGATCTCAACAAGCTGCTGATGCTACGAAGGCTGGAAAAGAAATACTTGAATTTTCTGCAAAAAACAGAAAACGAACAGCATACAGAGCATTAGGTAGACAAGCAAATAAATCTCTTACAATTGAAGTTAGTAAAATTTTAGGAGATGTTAAATTTATAGATCCTTCTAATGGACAGGAAAAGGCAGGCATTTCATTTGACAATGGTAAAGTCTTATCTGAACAAATTGAAGCAACAAAAACAGAATTAATATCTTTAGCTTCACAAGAACAATACACAACTAATTATCTCACAACTAGAATTCAAGCGGTTAACAGAGCCCAAAAGACTGTTATAAAAAATGAAGTAAAAACCACAGTTGAAACATCAAAAGCTAAGTTTTCAAACATAGAAACGGTATCTAACTCTAATGCAGTTAAAGATGCTTTAAAACAAATTGAAAAAGATAAGGCTAACGAAAAAACTCCTCAATTAGATGGAGCAGAGTTTAATATCCCACTTGGTGAAAATACTAAATTTAAACAACTTAGAAAAAATTCAAAAACAGGAACAAGTTCACTATTAGAATTAAAGATTCCTGCGGATGAAGGTGTTGAAGAATATCATTATTTCGGAAATGCTAAAGATATGCCTCTTATACTTAAAGAGGATAAAGCAAGTTACCAAGTACATAAATTCCCTGGAACTACTAGTCAAGATGAAACTGGTTCTATAGTACCTAATACTCCTCTTTTCATTGAAGTAACATCTTCTACAGTCGCAGAAGATATAGTTACAACATATACATTACAACCAACTAAAGCCTCTAGAACTGGATCTGGAAAAAAAGTAACTTTACGATTAACACAAATTACTGAAAAGAGAACTGAAAAAGTAATAGATCATATAGTACTTTCTTCAGGAGGGACTTATGCAGCAATTTATACTAAAGATAGTGATAAAGGTAATCCAATAAATTATAATGCTGGTGCTTCCGAAAGTAAAGGGGGTAATATATTAACTATGTCTCCAGCTATCAAAGATAAATCATTACCACAATTTAGTTTAGGTAGATATGTTGGGGCAGATCCAAACACTCTTCTAGCACTAACAGAAGGAATGAAATTGGGAGGCCTAAATATTCAAAATCTAGTATTTAAAGATAAAAAGTTAAGCATATCTATTCCTGCAACAGGAAGCATTGAAAAGTCGACATTGGATATAACATTTACCGTAAAAGAAGGGAAATAAAATGAAAAAATCTGAATTAATAGAAATTATTAAGGAAGAAATTGCTAAAATCTTAAAAGAAGATAGCACAGGCATGGTGGGGAGTATATATGGTGAGGATGAATATCTTAGATATAAAAACGAACCTTATTTAGATAATAACATTCGTAAACCCCTAAAAAACACAGATCACGCCAAACATTACGTCCACAGTAACGTATCTGATATTACTGAAAGTAGAACAGTAAAGAAGAAGTTAAAATAAATGACGTTTTCCTAAATTTACATATATTTATTAGCAAATATTAATACATACTCAAATGAACAGAAGAGAATTAAATAACCTTATCAAAGAAGAGCTAGAAGCAGCTGTAAAAGGTCACCCATCTTATTTAGAAGAAGCAGAAGACATGGAAGCAGGAGACATGGAAGGCGGAGAAGAAGGAGAAGAAGAACTTATGGATTCTCTAAAGGGATTTTATGAGAAATTAAAAGCACATTTTGATGGAGAAGAAGGCGGAGAAGAAAAAACCGAAGAAGAAGAAGACGAAATGGAAGAAGAAGAAGCTCCAGAAGAAGTAGAAGAAGGGAAGAAGAAGGAAGCTAAAAAAGAAGATGAAGGAGAAGAAGTGAAAAAAGAAGGAAAGAAGAAAGATGACGAATTAGAAAAATTAAACGAATCAATTAAACGATTCCAAAAATTAGCCAACATTAGAGGTTAATTTATATAACATTAATTAAAGGGCATGCCATTAGGTGTGCCCTTTTGTAGTTCTTATTAAGAAAACTTGGGTTCCCAAGAAATATTATTTACGATAAAACAAAAAACAAATTTTATGGATGCAAATTATGAAAATCGATTTAGAACTCAAGCAATAAATCGTCTAGACAGATTAGATGCTGGATTAGCTAGAATCTACACTTTCGTTAAACGAAATGAAAATGATAAAGCTTTACACTTTATGGATAATGAGTTAAAAGATTTATACATGGGATTAGAAGACATTATTAAAGCTAACCGAGACACTATGGGCTCACAAATAGGAACTATATAATATGTTGTCAGCAGAAAAAATTCAAGAAAATTGGGGTACATACCTCAATATTATTAAAAATAGAATCGGGGAAGAAAGAAGTAAACCCATTATAGATTTCCACATGGAACATGAGGAACGTTTTATGATGATGCCTGCCTCTTCTAAAGATTGGTTTCACTCAGCATTTCCAGGCGGCTATATTGATCATGTTATTCGCGTTGTAAACAATGCTTTAAAACTATATTCTGTGTGGGAAGATGCAGGTGGTGACCTATCAACGTACACTGAGGAAGAATTAGTGTTCGCGGCTCTATTTCACGATTTAGGTAAAATGGGATTGCCAGGAGACAATCAACACTTTTATGAACCAAACGACTCTCAATGGCACATTGATAAGTTAGGAATGGTATATAAATGCAATACTGAGATACCTGCTATGAAAGTTCCAGAGAGATCTTTATTCATTTTACAACAAATAGGAGTTAAGACAACTGTTAACGAATTCTTAGGAATTAAGTTACATGATGGTTTATATGATGAAGCTAATAAATTTTATCTTATGTCAAGTATGAAAGAAACTAGATTAAGAACTCACTTACCTATCTTATTACATCAAGCCGATCAAATGGCTGCTCAGATTGAATTTGAAATGTGGAATAATAGTACAGAATCGGTTCCTAAATCTTCTAAAAAACAATATAAACCTAAAAACGCATCCAAAGCTGACAAAGCTGTTAGGGCAACTAAAGCAATGAAAAAATCAGCTGACAAGGTAAATCCGAATTTCAAGGATTCAACGATAAATTTAATAGATAGTTTTTTTAAAACAGAAGAATAATGGAATTGTTATATGTTATATTAGGGTTATTAATAGTATGGGGATCTTTAAGTATTTATTTATTAAGGAATTTACTTAAAAAATTAGAAAAATATGAAGATTTTGTTGAAAGTATGAATGAAGATATACATGCTATTGATAAGTCTTTAAAAGTAATTGATGAAAGAGTATCATTTAAATCAGATGATGAAATAGGTTTTTACTTCGATGAAATAAAGAAGTTACAAGAACATATTAATCAGTTTAAACTAAAATAAAAAATATGAGTACTACACAGGAAAAAGAACTAGCAGATGCTAGTTCTCCTAGTCTACCAAAGGACCCACCAGCCCCAAAAAAGAGGGGAAGAAAAAAGAAAAAGAAAAATTATTACTTCACCGAAGAAACAGAAGCAGAATTAGTAAATTACTTAAATTGTGATTGTCAAGAAACTAAAAACGCTATATTTACTAAACATCTTTATTACCCCTTTTATAAAATGTCTGAGAATTTAATTCATACATTTAAGTTCTACTATACTGAGGTAGAAACACTAGAAGACTTAAAACACGAAATGGTAATATTTTTCTTAGAGAAATTAGATAAATTTAAAGTAGGTAAAGGGAAAGCATTTTCCTATTTTTCAATTGCCGGTAAGAGATATTTAATTAACTACAATACTAAAAACTACAAAAAACTTATTAAAAAGGCAGATGTAGAAGCAATGGACACAGATTATTATCTTTTAAAAGAAGGAGAAGTATTAACTAATAGAGATGTTACTATTGCTTTCTTTTCCTATTTTGTAGATTATCTTGATGAAAATTTATTTACTCTCTTTACTAAACCTAAAGAACAAAAAGTAGCCAGTGCATTTATTATAGTATTTAAAAGTAGAAAAAACCCAGGCATGTTATTTAATAAAAAGGCTCTTTGGGTTTACATACGAGAAATTACCAACCTAGAGGAAAAAGAAACCCCAATTATCACACGAGTAGTCAAGAAAATGAAGAAAATATATGCAGATCAATTCGCATCATATTCTCAACAAGGATATCTTTAGTATATTTATAATCAAAAAATATGTCTGACTTTGACAAAGTAATATTTAAAGGCAAGACTTTTTCAAGTATTCTTGAAGATATTTACAAAAATAGTAAGAAAAAAGAAAGCCAAATCAAATCTTTAATAGAAGAACTCAAACCCCTTATAGGGAGTATGGGTGATGCTATTAGTGTTGTTCCCTTAATTAAAGAATATCTTGAAATAGGAGTTAAAAATGATGAACAACTTATTAAAATGGCTGCTATTATTCAAAGAGCTATGAATTCGGGTGGAAACGATAGTGGTGATTTACTTTCTGATGAAGAAATTGAGCAGTTAACTAAGATGGCAGTAGAAATGAATGGTGAAGAGGTAAAAGAGGAGGAAGAAGACCATGAGTAGAGAATATAATATTGAAACTAATGAAGAAGATAGTTCGCCTGGAGTTAATAAAAAACCTTTAGAACAATCTGAAGTATCTATTCATATAGGAAGAGTTACAGGAATTATAAATAGTAAAAAATCTCCATTATATAGTGATTCAGATGTTGGGTTAGGAGGGGTATATTTTTCTTTTATAAATGATAATGATAAAGAGACAGATTTTAATAATGTTATAAGTAATAAAAAAGTAAGTGATAATTTTGCTTTCCCTTTATCTTCTTTTATATCTTCTCCCCCTTTATTAAATGAATTAATATTAATTATTCCAAACAGAGCCCCTACAGATTCAAGAGCAGCCCAATATTTTTATATTAGTAGTTTAAATCTTTTTAATACAAGTAATTATAATCCTGATGTTTCAATAAATGATTTAGGAGAAGAAGGTATAGATTTAGGGTTTGGTATAAAAGAAAGTATAATTGGAGAAGTAAATAGATTAATAACAGCCCCTGGAGATACTTTTTTAACGGGAATGTTTGGAAATACTATTAGGTTAGGAAATTCTAATATCGATACTCCCTATAAAGGTGAAGATAATTCTCCAATCACAATAATAAGGAATGGGCAAATGGATACTAATGGTGATAAGAATTTTTTATATGAAAATATAAATAAGGATAATTCCTCAATTTATCTAACTAAAGGTCAAACAATCTCTATTGATGTAATCAGTAAAAATATGCAAACATTTAAGGTAGAAGAAAAAAATACTACGACGGAAGATGATATTCAAAAATTAGAAGGAGACCCAAATAATGTAACTAATGAAGAAGTAGGTGCTACTGTAAATGAATCTTCAACAACAGATAATAATGAGGATGTAAGAGTTACTAATACTAATGATGAAGCATTCGCTGAGGAAGGAGAAAATATCATTTTTAATGATACCTCTACAGATTCTACCTCCAATGCTGAAACTATAATTAAGAAATATAGAGGATATACTATTAAAAGAGTTTTAAGTTCTGATTCTTACGGAAATCCTGAACAAATAACAGAACATTACGTAATTCCTAATATGGGGATGGAGCCCCTCTTTGATGAATCTGACAGCACTGCTATATCATACTTTACAAATATTATTGAAGAATCAATTCTTAGAGGAGATATTGATGACTTAACAACTTAAAAGATATGACAGACCCTACTAAAAAGAAAGGAGGAGCTACTCCAATGGATTCTAACCCAACAGTGGTACAAGGGACTTATCCTAATGATGTTGACTGGTTAAAAATAGGTGAAAATTACGCAGGGAGAGGAAAAAATGCTAATAAGTTAAGGGCAACTATGGACGTATTAAATAATCTCCCTACCGACCCTAAAACAGGTTTATTCCAAGAACAAGCAGACCGCATTCCTGGAGATATATTTCATTCAGGGAGACAGTTAGATAACGCAGGTGATATAACTCATTGTATGTTTGTATCTGCTGCGTGTGCTTTTATGATGATTTCAGAATTTTTACCTGATGTTGGAATTGAAATTATAGCAGGGAATAATCAATTTTATAAAAATTTTGTAAATTCTAAGGGAAAAAGGTTAGATAATAATCACGTTAGAGGTAGAGGTATTAATTTTGTAGTTAAGGGAATTGATAATGAAAAGGTTAGAAATGGAACTTTATCCTCAGATGATCAAAATATTATAGATGAAATTGAAACAATTTTACAAAGAGTAGCAGCAGGAAATAGACATTTTCAATATATAAATGAATATGATTTAGAAACCCAGGATGGAGATCCAAGGTATAGTTTTCTTATGTCTCTTTCGGGAAAATGTTGTGATGAAGAGAAGGGGGGAGTATATATTGAATATGGTGAAAATGAAGAACCAGTTAATCAAGGTACCCATTGGTGGAATGATTTTGTAGAGGATAGTATAAAATTAACAACTGAAGGTGATGATCCTACAATACCTTATAGGGCTGGGTATGATCCTACTAACTGGACTGGGGAATTTAAAGGGTATGTAGAAGGAGTAAGATATAAAGAAGCCTCAATTGGTAGAGCATTGTTAAATGAAATAGAAATCGTTGACATGCATGATGTTGTTAGTGGGTTTAATATGGGAGAATTTGCCCAAGAGAATTTAGCAGAGGAAATGTTTGAAGACTGTGGTGGGGGGCATGAAGAATTAGGTATTAGGTTTCCACTTCCTCCTCTTCCAAATATAAATTTTCCCAAAATTAATATAAATGTAAGAGATTGGTGTATAAATATTCACCTTAAATTATCACAAAGAAAGGAAGATAAGGAAAAAGAAAAAGAAATTAAAGAAAAAAAATCTCCAAAAACAAGAAGAAAGAGGAATAGAGGTAAAACTAAAAGAAAAAAAATTAGAAGAAATAAACCCCAATATAGCACAAAATTTTCAGTTGTATGTCCAAGAAAGAGATAAAATAAAAGTAAATTATGAAAGAACCAATAGGAGCGAATGTATATGGAAGTAAAGAAGGTCAAGACCAAGTAATATTGGATTCGGGAAGATTATTATTCCATGCTAAGAGTGACTATATAATGAGTTACTCTGATAAAGGATTTTCATTTTCTACTAATGGAGGATTTCATATAAATGGAGGTGACAAGGATGAAACGAGCATAACTCACATAAATACTAAAAAAATATATTTAGGCCTAGATGCTGAGAGTAAGGGTGAACCCGTATTAATGGGGGATTTAACAGAGCAGTGGTTACAGGATTTAATATCTTCTTTAGAAGGGATATTAGATACATGGATAACTCAAATAGGTCCTTTAATGTGGCCTCCAGCAGGAGGGGCTGCTCAAGTTCCTGCGGCTATGTCTAATTATGTGATGGAAATGGAGAATTTGAGAAAAGGACTTGAGAGTATAAAATCTAAATCAGTTTTTTTAATAAAAGAAAAATAAAATTATGGTAGGTGCAGTAAATAATTTAATGAATAGAGTAAATAAGGATGTTATATTGGAATTACCTAAAAAAGCAACTAAACTCCAAGATACAATGCCTAGACAATTATCTAAAATTACAGATAAAATTCCTTCTCCTGATGTTATTAAAAAAAGAATATGTGGAACTGCTGATATGAATACTGCTAAAAGAACATATAATCAATTAGGAGATCAAATGAATAAGGCTCAAAAATTAATTGATAGAATGAAAGGGTTAATTGATAAATTAAATGCTATGATAAATAAAGTTAAAGCCCTATTAAATGCTATTTTAGATATTGCTAAAATTATGACGAAGTTGTTAGATTCTTTGAAAGGTGTTATAATTGCATTAAGGGCAGGGGTTAGTGCAGTAGCTTTTATTCCCTCAACAGCCGTAACTCCTATACCAGTTGGCCCTATTCTTATATTAAAAGATAAATTAAAGTCAGCAGATGATACTGTAAAGTTATTTTCAAGTGTTGTAACGGGAATAACAGGAAAAGTTGCATTTATTGTACCCAAATTAAATAAAATTGAAGAAATATCATCTTCATTAAATAGTTTACCCAATTTACCTCAAGGAAAATTAGATATTTCAAAAGGAATGATGGATAAATGTATGAAAGATAGATTGGTTGAAGCTTTACCACCAGCCGATTCATTAGAAGATGGAGTTGATGGAGGAGTAGATGCACAAAATCAAACACTAGACTCACTAATAGATAAAGAAAACAAAAATCAAGAGGAAGCAACAAAAATACAAGAATACGAAGAAAATAATAATAAAACAATAAGATACACAGTAAAAACAATTCCTTCAGAGGACTTAGAAAATTAAATATTTATAATCATGAAACAAACACAGTTATTAGAAAGCTTAATAAGAAGAATAGTAAGAGAAGAATTTGATATGGCAGTTGAAAAACACATTACACCT